TTGCTCCAGCTGCTCCTGCATCCCAAGTAAATGTTCTGCCATCTGCAATCGTTGCAATTAATATTTGACCAAAGTTATCTAATGACCATTGTCCTGGAGATAAAATAACATCTGATACTGTTCTAGCTGTTCCCCAAGTTGAGTTACCCCATAAATAAGTACCCCAGCCATAACCAGGAGTTTGAAACGCGGGACCAACTGTTACGTATGGATTAACAGATACGGATCCCTGTGCTGACATTCCTGAACCTGTTTCATTTGATGCCATTGTAACTGTAAATGAATTTGCATTTGGCACTGTAATAACTTCATAAGCAATGTCATCAAAATCAGCTGTTGTATATCCTGTCTCTCCTCCACCAGGTAATGATGTAGAACTAAATGTAAAGTAATCTCCAACCTCTAATGCGTGTGATGTTTTGTTAACCGTTACTGTTGCTGAACCTGTTGTTGATGAAAATGTACAAGATGTAATAGCTGTATCTAAAGGTGTAATGTCATAAAAGGCATCACCATAAAATAAAAATAATCCTTTGTGAGTTCCAATAGCTGCGTACTTCTCGCCACTAATTGCTGCCCACGTGTGCTGGGCTCGCGCGGCTCCAGGCAATGTTTTATTAGCTACAGTTAGCTGTGTCCAACCACCTATTTTCTCAGGTAAACCATATCTGAAACGAACAAAATCACCATCGATCCATTCGCCTTCTGCTCCTGATGCTGTAGTTTGTTTATTGAATCCTGGTTTGAAACCTAGTTTTTTTAAAGCCATAATAAACCATTATACTATAATTTGGCTAAAAATATAGTCCATTCTAGCTTAGATATCAAATCATTTATTACTAAAATTAAAGGCTAAAGATATTCTGGTATTATCTTCTTCACTTCTTTCAACACAATGAGGCAAATTAGATTTAAAGATCAATAATCTCCCTGGAACTGCTTCATATGAAACTGTTGAAGAATTAAATCTATCAAAAGATTTTACTATTAAATCATTAAAAGTTTGATCTTCTTTTACTTTAAAAAAAATTTTAGCTGATTTTTTTGGATTACTTTTCAAAAAATAAACTGCAGATAAAGTATGAGTGGAGTGAGTGTGAAACTCTTGATAATCATATTTATTATAAATATTAAACCAACTTTCCACACAATTAAATTTAGATTCATAATTTAATTTTTTAGCGTATTCGCTTACATTATTTGATACCCAATCAAATAAAATTTTAAATTTTTTATCTTCGTGTAAATTAAATTTATTTAAAGTATTATAAGTTTCTTTAGAAATCCAATTTCCTTGATTTTGTTTTGTTTTATTTTGATAATCTAAACAAAACTTAATTAGGTTTTTTTCTAATTTTTTATGATTAGGGTTATCTATATAACTAATTATTTTAGGAGACCAATGTTCAAATATCATTATTTCTGTCTATTATTATATTCCATTCTAGTTTAGATATCAAATCATCTACATAAACTTTTTTTAATTTATTTTTTTTTATATATTGATGAAGTTCTTCCAAATCTAAAATAATCCATTTATCTTTTATACTTAAAACCATTTTATCGGCTTTAGAATCAATTCTACCTTTTTGAGCAGATGTGCCGTCGGATAATTTAAACATATCCCTAACATCAAATTTATAAAAAGCATTTTGACCTTTTATAATACCTGCAATATTCCAAGATGTTTTTTCTTTTGGATATTCTACAGAAGTTAAACAAGTTGAAAAATTTTTTACTAACATTATTTAATCATATTTAAAAGCTACTGTGTACCTATTTTTAGACCGAAAAGAAGTTGCTTTATGTAATATATTAGAATTAAATAAAACTATTCTTCCTGGCAAAGGAAGAATACCCTTAATTTCTTTTTTAAAAAATTGAGTTTCCCCTCCTTCATCTAATTCATATTTTTCTAAATTAGCATAGTATAAAACAGTTGTGCCTTTATCTTTATCAATATGAAAATATGGATTTTCATTTGGAAAAAAACAATTAATATATGACCTATATAATTTTTTTATATTAATAAAATTAGATAATTTTTTATTTATAATCTTAAATGTTTTATCTTTTTTTTCTAAGGTTGCAACACTCCCTGTTGGAGGTAATCCAGGACCATCGGTTTCTCCAACCAAATAATTTTTAGTTTGTAATTCATCCCAAATTATCTTTTGTTCTTTTTTTGTTATTAAATTATCTATTATTTTAATTGACATATGTATTAAATAGTTAATAAATCTTTCTAATCTGACTGTTGAAATACTATACATTTTATAGTATAAAAAGTCAAAAGATATAAACAAAAAGATATAAATATGAATCTTAAATATAATTACTGGTTTTTTAAAAACGCTTTAACCGATAAAAATTGTTCTGATATTATACAATTAGGAAAATCTAAACAATTAGAAATAGCAGTTACAGGAGCGCAAACAAAAATAATTAAGAAAAAAAATGTTAATGAACTAACTAAAAAAGAAATTAAAGATTTAAAAAAAGTAAGAAATTCAGAAGTTTTGTTTTTAAATGATCCTTGGTTATATAATTTAATAACTCCTTACGTAAATCAAGCAAACAATGCATCAGGTTGGAATTATGACATAACTTGGAATGAATCTTTTCAATTTACAAGTTATAAAAAAAATCAACATTATTCTTGGCATCAAGATGGTCACGAAGAACCTTATAAAAGTACTGATCCAAATTTTAATAACAAAATAAGAAAGCTCTCTGTTATTTGTTCTTTAACAGATTCAAAAGAATATAAAGGTGGAAAAGTTGAGATACAAATTCCAAATCCAAACAATAAAAAAATTGTAACACACGAAATTAAAGAATTAAAAACAAAAGGTACCGTTGTGGTTTTTCCAAGTTTTATTTGGCACAGGGTATCTCCTGTTACTAAAGGACATAGAAATTCATTAGTAATGTGGGCAATCGGACCTTCATTTAAATAACGTAGTTATGCAATCTGTAAAATGGCCAGCTGAAATATTAAGAGATGAAGCGATAGCTGAATCTGTTAAATATATTAAAGAACTAAAATATAAACCTATGATATATTTAGAAGGTTGGTGGACTGAAACTTGTAATCAAATAAATACAAAAGGTCTTTGTTTAGAATTTGGAGTATTTGAAGGAGAATCAATTAATTATTTTTCTGATAAATTTAAAGATAGAACTTGGTATGGTTTTGATAGTTTTGAAGGATTACAAGAAAATTGGCCAGGCGGTTATCACGGTAAAGGATGGTTTAGTAAACAAGGACAAATACCTGTTGTAAATAAAAATGTTAAAATAATAAAAGGTTGGTTTAAAAATACATTACCTTCTTTTTTTAAAAAGAATAAAGAAAAAATATCTTTTATGCATATTGATTGTGATACTTATCAATCTACTAAAGATGTATTAGATCATATTAACCCTAAACTTTTACAAAAAGATACTTTAATTTTATTAGATGAATACATAAGTTATTGGGGATGGAAAGAAAATGTTTTTAAAGCTTGGAAAGAATATGTTAATAAACACAGTATAAAATATCAATATGTTCTTTTTGGAAAAGAACAAGGATTGATTAGAATAATAAATGCCTAAATTAACTTTTAAAAAAAATAAATATCTTATTTTAAAAAATGTTTTATCAGATGATTTTGCTGATTTTTTATATAAATATTTATTATTAAAACGACAAGTAGCTCAAACAATGTTTGAACAACGTGCTATCCCGATGGGCAGTACAGAATGGGGTTATTGGGATGATAGTCAAGTTCCAAATACATTTAGCAGTTATGGAGATATGGTTATGGAAACTTTATTAGTAAAACTACTTCCATTAATGCAAAAAGAAACTAATTTAAAATTATATCCAAATTATGCTTACCTTAGAATTTATAAAAATGGTGATATTTTAAAAAGACACAAAGATAGATTTAGTTGTCAAATATCTACAACTTTAAATTTAGGTGGGGATTCTTGGCCTATTTATTTAAGTCCAAAAGAAAATGTTGGTATACCTGATGGAAAAAAAATAACAATAATTAGTAATGCCAAAGGTTTTAAAGTAGATTTAAAACCTGGTGATATGCTTATTTATCGTGGTATGGAACTAGAACATTGGAGAGAACCTTTTGAAGGTGAAAACTGCGCTCAAGTTTTTTTACATTATACTGATCAAAAAGAAAAAAATGCAAAAGAAAATTTATTTGATAGTCGTCCTCATCTAGGACTTCCTAATTATTTTAAGACAAACAGAAATGATGATTAAACAATATTCTATACCTAATTTAATTTTAAAAATGAAATTTAAAGATCATAAAAAATATAAAAAAGAATTATTAAATTTAATTAAAAAATCCAATGATAAAAATTGGAGTAATAAAGATAGTTATTATAATGATAAATTATTAAAAACTGATTGGCCTGAAGCAGATAATTGGAAAAGACCTTGGATTAAATTAAGCGTTGATTCCTTATATCAACATTTAAAACAATGTGCAGATTATATGGGCTATCAATCAATTAAATTACATAAAATGTGGTATCAACAATATGCTTATGGCGATCTACACAATTGGCATACTCACGATGGAAATTATACTGGAACATATTATTTAGAGTTTGATAAAAAATGTCAAACAACTGAATTCTTATATCCAAATAATTTAAATGATAGTTTTACAATTAATGTAGAAGAAGGAGATATTTTATTTTTTCCTTGTCATTTAATCCATAGATCGGCTACTTCAAAAAGTAAAAAAACAAAATCAATCATATCTTGGAATACTGATTTTGATTTAATACAAAAAAAATATTTACATAATAGAGAAAACATTAAAATAATAAAGGAGGATAATTATGGAAATAGATAAAGATAAAAAAATAAAAGAATTAGAAGAATTATTAGAGGAAGAAAAAATGGTTAAAAAATCAGAAGCTTCTATAAACAGAGATTTAAAAGAACAAATTGAAAAAAAAGATTTACACATTAAAACTATTTTAGAAATAAATGAAAATTTTTCAAACAAAATTGCTAAATTAAGAAATATGTTAAAAAAATTAATAGATGAATAATGATTACATCTAAACTTAATTATCTAGATGAAGAAAAATTTTTAATTATAAAATCCATCTTTAATGATGGATTTCCTTGGTATTATCGATCTTATAAAGTCGTTCCAAAAGATAAACTTTTTCAATTTACACATACTTTTGTTGAAGAACATAAAGTCACAAGTGATTTTTTTGATAAACTTTATCCATTGATAAACAAACTACAACCAAAATCAATTAGAAGAATTAAAGCTAACCTTACATTTAAAGATACTAAAATTAAAAAATCAATTTTTCATACTGATTATACGGATAATGCTAAAGATATAAAAACAGCTATTTATTATATAAATTCTAATAATGGTTGCACTATTTTTAAAGATGGAAAAAAAGAAAAAAGTATTGAAAATAAATTAATTACATTTCCTGTTACTTTAGAACACGCAGGAACTACTCACACAGATACTTTAGAAAGAATTGTATTAAATATTAATTATTACGGTTGAACTTCTGGTTCTGGCTCTGGTATTGGACCAGTTCCAGGAACATAATCAACCCAAGTTTGATTAGCTTCATCCCAAGTTGCTAAATCGTGATACTCAGCTGGTTTAGTAACTGGCGCTTGCCAAATTCCTTGTTCGTTTAATGTCCAAGATGGATAAGGTTGTGATGGGATAAATTTATCCATATCTGAATTATATATAGATCCTTTTCCAGCAAAACTACCTCTAAAACTATTATTGTATGAAGTTTGAACCCATTTAACTCCATTAGAAGATAAAGGTACTACCGTTTCAAAATGTTTAGCAGCTTGTTCTGATTGATCTCCACCATTTTCTGCAACATCTTGATTACAACCAACAACAACTCTTAAAACTTTATTATTTGAATCTAATTCAGCAAAATGAGCCATTATAAACCACCTTTTATTGTTCCAGAAACTGTGAAAGTTGCTATTTGTTCTCCACCTGGTGCTGTTGTAACTGTGTTTGTTCCTGGTGATACTGTAAATCTTGCATCAGCTGGACCTCTAATAATTACAATACCAGAACCACCATTTCCTCCTTGAGGATTAGTAGCCGTTGGGGGTTTTGAAGGGTAAAAATGTGAACCACCGCCGCCACCGCTACCTGTGTTTAAAGTTCCTGGTGTTCCGCCTGTAGTTGATGGTGCTCCACTAGCGCCATTTCCGCCGCCTCCTGATCCGCCTGGTGATCCATTTCCTCCTGTAGTATCAGTAGATGCGGCTCCGCCGCCTCCGCCGCCTGCTCGTGTTGTAGGTGTTCCATTAATTGAAGAAGTTGAACCATTTCCTCCTGAACCTGCAGTAGTTGGGCCTGACGATCCTCCTGCTGAAGAAGCTCCGCCGCCTCCGCCACCAGCGTACATATCTCCTCCGCCTGGTGCTCCAGGTGATGGACCTCCTGGTGATCCTTCAGGTGGAGAATATCCTCCAGCATTTCCAGATCCGCCTGAACCAGCAAATCTTCCATTACTACCGCCTCCAGATCCTCCTGGATTACCTGGTGTACTTGGTGTACCACCAAGATCTGTTCCACCTCCTGTGGCTTCTAAAGTTTGACCTGTTCCATAATTTAAAATTGAATCATTACCATCAGTACCTTGAGTTGGAGCCGCTGGATTTGCTGGATTATCACTACCATATCCCCCTGCTCCTACTGTAACAGTGTAACCTACACTACCTTCTAATGTTAATTGAGTTCCGCCTGGAAAAGAAGTTCGATATCCGCCTGCTCCACCGCCTCCTCCTCGGGCTGCTCCTCCACCGCCACCGCCGCCAGCGATGACTAAATAATCTACATCAACAGGAGCAAGGCCACCTTTTCTTTGACCAAAACCTCCAGCTGATCCGCCTCCTAATGAACCTATAATTGGCATCTTTCTATAATCCTCCTATTATGCAAATTGCGTTTGCGCTGCTAACACTGTGAAAGTTGATCCTGCAGTTTTAATTGCAGTGTATGTGTAAACA